ATTGATCATTATCTTCTTTATAAAGAGAAACAATGAGATTAGCAGCAAAGCAATTAGCTTCGCTTTCAGATTTGCTTCTAGATGTTCTTGTTGATACATAATAGCTGGATAAGCCACGATGAAAAATAGCGTGACCTAATTCGTGAGCGCAAATGTAGAATCTTTCCTCAGAGTCTCGCAGTTCATCATTTAAAAAGATTATCGCACGATCTCTAATTTCTTGAAACTGCCCCTTGGGATTCTCGATAAAAGGAACGTATTGAATTTTAATGCCCATCTTTTCACAAATATAAAAAGGATTAGCGGACTGGTATTTCCGCTTCAACTCCTCGACTAAATTAATCGTATCCATCTCCATAAGCTCACATCTTTTTGCCTTTTTCTTTGTCTTCTTTCACAATATCCCAGAAAGTCGCTATCAGGATATCTTTTACGCGCTGTATTTGTTCGGGTGTCAATGTTTCCCCACCATAAGACATATTAACATTTGAGTCTAGTAGTTTATCAAGTTCAACCACTTCCTCTTTTGTAGCCCATTTGGGAACATTATTATTTCCCAATAAATAATCAGTTGTGACACCAAAATAATCAGCAACTTTCTTTAAGTTCTCAGATTTTGGCGAGGCTTTATCCCATCTTCTTATTTGTCCATTAGAGATGCCCACCTGTCTTTCTACTTCTGCTATAGTCACATGCTTTTCGTCTGCTAATTCTTTAATCTTAGTAACTAAACTCATTATTATCAACCTTTCAAAGCTGAAAAGAAAATAAATAGCTTAAAAGTTATATTTTTGGTTGACAATTAGCTTTTAAGCTAGTATATTTAATTCGTAAGCTAAATTGTTAGCTAAATAAGAGCAACAAAAAACTCTACTAATTTAAAACATTCTCTCGGTCGCCAAACTTAGAAATGTTATTTTAGAGGCTTTTTATAAGTCTTATTTAACTATGTATTCATAATAGCTTAAAAGCTAATAGGTGTCAACGATTTAGCTAATTTTTTAGCTTACAAATTATTTTTTAGAAAGGAGCTATTTTTATGTCTGAGAATTTAGACTTAAAAATTCGAGCGGAGATGAGAAAAAGAAGAATGACTTTCAAAGAACTAGCTGCGCTTGTTGGTATTTCAGGAGCTTATTTATCAGATATCCTAAACGGCAATCGTGATGGTAAAAAAGCTCAAGAACACATAGAAACTGTAAAAAAAATATTAGGTATTTAATAGGAGGGACAGCTAATGCAATATCTAGAAGCGAAAATCCCAATTCCAGAAGGCTATGTAATTATCTCCCAAGTGGATTATGAGGAGTTAAAAAAAGCTGATGATACTGGTAGATGGATGACGTTGCCAGAAGTGCTAGAACGGATTAACAGAAAATATGATTGGTTTACTTCTAGAGTTTTAAAGAACCCAAGATATAGAAATATTATCGATATCGAAAAAAATAAAAATGGATTTGTCTATTATCCAGTTGAAGGAAGAGACACATATCTATTTTTAAGAAGTAAAACACTTGAATTTTTAGAAACAAATTTTTCGGAAATCTTAAGGAGGTAAGCGGATGGGAAAATTTAACAGAGCATTAGTATTCAGCGCACCGCTAATCATCTACGCTTTAGGACTTTGGGGAAGCAGACAAGCGTTGATAGGAACGATTGTTTACATGGTCTGGATTTTTATGGGGCTTGATGAAGCTGAGTACAAAACAAAAAGCCAGTCGGGAGGGACTGACTAATGGAGTTTTTTATTGAACTGATGAAAACTATCTTCGTGTTTTTCTTATTTATAGGTTTACCTCTAATTTTTACTTTTGTTTTTCGTGAACCCTTAATCATTGCTCTTGCGGCTCTTGGGATTGCAGTTCTTCGTTTTGTTTTTGGAGAATAGCTATTTCTTCAGAATTAAGTTTTATAAGTTTGGATTTCCATTTTCTAAATTTTGTAGTTTTACTATGAAAATTTGGAATTAAACTGTATTTTGCAAATTAATATTTACTCGAATTTTTTCGGATTTAGGATAAACGACTACTTCTTTAAAAATATAAGAGTTGGCAGGGATTACACCGTAATTTGAATCCATAAAATTTAAGTGAGTTGTCTGATCAGAAATTGTTATTCCTAATAATTCTTGTTTAGCTATCTCTGGTCTTAATGCAAATTTATAGGTGCATGGTAAAAGTTCTTTAGAATAGCCATCTCGGAATACCAAATCATAATATCCTATTGAATGTTTAGAGGAATTAAGAAAGCGAAAATCTATTGATACTCCAATTTGTTGTTTAGGGAATGCTAGCTCAGCGTCATAGGTCTCTATTCTTTTGATAAGCCCTTGCTTGGAGATCCTAAGATTTATGTGCTTTTGGTCTCTTAAAAGATTGATCGTAGAAATTAAAAGAGCAATAAAAGATATACCTATAGTTATCCAGTCTTTGTTGTAAAAGTATCCAAAATTCCACCACCATTTTTTACCTAAATTATACCAAAAGGAGAGAAGAAATAATGCAAGAATTAGTAATTTTGAAAAATAAAGAAGCTGTGACTACGAGTTTGCAAGTCGCAGATAGTTTTGAAAAAGAACACAAAAATGTTTTGAGAGATATTGAAAAGTTAAAAGAAGATGTGCTCAATTTTGAGCAGATGTTTGTGGAAGGTAATGAACCAGATTCATACGGCAGAAATCGACGAGTTTTCTTCATTAGTAGAGATGGTTTTTTCTTGTTGGCTATGGGTTTTACAGGAAAGAAAGCTATTTACTTCAAACAAAAATACATTGAAGCATTCAACGAAATGGAAGATGTTATTCGCAAGAATACTGTTCCTCAAACAATTGAAGATATGATGATCTACCAACTAGAAGAAATGAAAGATGTTAAAAAAGATGTCTCCATGCTTAAAGATACTATGCGAATTAGCGGACAACAAGAGTTTGAAATTAAGCAAAAAGGAAATATGAAAGTTATGGAAGTTTTAGGAGGTAAAGAAAGCCGAGCTTATGAAGAAATCAGCAAAAAAGTATTCTCAAAATTTTGGTCTGAATTTAAACGTACCTTTTCAATCCCAAGATATGGCGAGTTACCTCGTAAGAGATTCGATGATGCTGTTTCATTTATTGAAATGTGGTTACCAGAAACTGCGATCCGCATGGAAATCGATCAACTGAACAGACAACAAAGACTTTTCGGTGATGAAAATGAATAGAGCTGAAGCGCTAAGAATAGGGACGGTAATTGCTAATCGCTGGTGGAGACACAATAAACCAAGCATCCTAAGCCAACAACATATTGATAAGCAAAAAGCTTGGCAACAAATAAAAAAGTGACTCCGCCGGCAAGCAAAGAGTCACAAAGAAAACACATCATAAGGAGATGTTACCACATGAAAAAAGAACTTTCCACTCTAGATCAATATTTGACTGATCCTAGTTGGGGCAAATCGAATATCAAGGAAACAAGCAATCGAAAAATCAGACGTAATCTTTTGACGAATGAAGAACTAGCATGTGATCAAGACGATTTGGGAAATTTTGTGAGTATTCGGGATCATGTTTATCTTATCCATTTATCGAGGAAGTCCAAAAAACCTGAATATATCTATGTCATCGAAGATGGCTTGATTGATGCGCTAGAAGAGTATGACAGAGATAACTTGATTGATATCTCTTATTACGGACCAGGTAAGAAATACATTGCTGAAATGGAGGCAGAATTTGATGAGTGAAAGCAAAGGGACATCGACTTTTGAAAAACTTTTTAGTCGCAAGTTAAATAAAATTCTCAAGAAAAAAGGAAATTTTGATTATTTATCTTGGGCTCACGCATGGGAGATTATGAAAAAGAATGATCCACAGGCAACGGTAACTATTAATGAGTACAAACACTACAGAGTTGTTTCTGGAACTCATCAAGACTTTCTTGTTGAGGAATATAAACCTTTTCTTATGGATGAAACAGGGACTTATGTATCTGTCTCAGTAACGGTTAAAGGACACACGGAAACCGAGTTATTTCCTGTTTTAGATTATCGAAACCAACCAGTTGTTAAACCAAATGCAATGCAAATCAATAACTCGTTGAAGCGATGCTTTGTGAAAGCATTGGCTCTACACGGACTGGGATTATATGTATTTCAAGGGGAAGATATTCCAACACCACCTAGAATCGATACAAAGAAATTAAACATGCTAGAGACGATTCTAGAAGCTTTCAATGAGCAGATGGGTAAAGATATGACCAAAACCTTAATCGAATATGTTAATGAGCAGACAGATAAATTAGGGCTCTTAGCTGATAACGTTGAAACTATTGAACAGTTAAGCTATGAGCAATGCGCCTTGATGGAGCGAGCAATAGCAGCTAAGAGAAAAGAATTAGATAAGAAGTGATATGAGTGTTTAAACCATTAATCGATTCATATTCAGCGGTTCTGAAAAAGTTCAAAGGAAAAGACATAGGTGCAACGATCAATGAAGAAGTGAACATTGATCGACTAAAGACGATGTATGACGGCTACGATGGCGATCGAGTCATTGAAATTCGTTTTATTGATCCTAGACGTTTCACTGTACAGCAACGAAACTTCATCTATGCGCTCATAGGCGATATTTTCATCGATACAGGCATGCCAACGGACTTCTGGAAGGAATTCTTCTACTTTCGTTTTGAAGGTGTCACAGGGCGCAAAATAAGCCTGAAAGACGAATCGAATACAACTGTGAGTGATGCCAATGTCTTAGCAAATATCATCTTAGATTTCATCTTTGAACATCATATTCCTTTCAAAGAAGGCTATGAGATTTTACCAGCGAATCAAGAGTATTACTTCTACAAATGCATCACAAAAAGAGTCTGCTGCATCTGTGGCAAAACAGGAGCTGATATCGATCACTTTGACAAGGCGCTGGGAAGACGAAAGCGCAAGGAAGTTGATCATTCAGAGTACACATTTGCAGCACTCTGCAGAATCCATCACACAGAGAAACACAAAATAGGTGTGACCAATTTCAAAAATAAGTATCAAATCAAAGGAATCAAGTTAAGTCATGAAACGATTAAAAAGTTAAGGATAGGAGGATAAATTTGGCTGAGATAAGTTGGATCAAACTTAAAACTACTATGTTTGACGATGAAAAAATACGATTAATCCAAGCTGTTCCTGAGTCGGATGCCATCATCGTTATATGGATTCGATTACTAGTTTTAGCAGGAAAGACTAACGACGATGGTCTGATATATATCCAGAGGAACATGCCTTATACCGAAGAAATGCTTGCTACATTGTTCGGCAAAAACGTAAATACAGTTCGCCTAGCGCTAACTACATTGGCAAATTTCAACATGATTGATCTAGGCAGTGATGGACTAATTGCCATCAGCAATTGGAAAAAACATCAAAATATCGAAGGGATGGATAAAGTAAGGCTAAAAAATGCTGAAAGAAACCGTAAATACAGAGAAAGGAAGAGACAGGAACGTCTCAAATTGGAAAATGACGTTAGCATGACGTCACGTGACGGTACAGATAAAGATATAGAAGAAGATAAAGATATAGATAAAGAAGAAAAGAGAGGTAAGTATTCTGACGAACACTTACGCCTTGCTAAAAAATTGCAAAGTAATTTAACTGAAGATTTTCCAAAAGAAATGAACAAAGTAGATATCGAAAAATGGGCAGACACAATCAGGTTGATGGAAGAAAGAGATAAAGCGTCTATAGAAGCGATTGAGTATGTGATCAATTGGCTACCTACAAATGAATTTTGGTTTGGAAATATTAGAAGTGCTAAGAAATTGAGAGAAAAATTTGAGAAGCTCAAATTCGAAATCAAAGCAGACAAGAATAATCATAAAAAGCAAAGTCAAAAACTACAGTACAGCAATCCTAATGAATATGACGACTTGCCAATTTAAAAAGGAGATGCATCACATGGAAAGCCTAGCAAATGCTATGGAGAAACTAATAAGAAGAGTATTAGTGCAAAGTGGAAAATGTCCAGAATGTAGCGAACCTTTGTATAGTTGGCGAGCTAAAAATAAGGATGGTTCAGAACGTTGTAAACCAACATGCATGAGTTGTGGTTATAAAGCGTTACGTGTGAAAGAGGATATACAGACCGAACGGATATATAACGACAGCTTAAAAGCACGAGCGTTGAGTTTTTTTCAAAATGGTTCGGTATTAACAGATAAAACTTTGTTTAAATGCAAAATGGAGAATTATCACGTAGTGGACCAAGAAACGAAAATTGCTTTAGAAAGAGCTAAAAGCTATGTAAATGATGTCCTACTGAACCATCCTGCACATTTCATTCTATCAGGGAAATCAGGAAGCGGAAAAAGCCACTTGTCAATGGCGACAGCTTGGGAAATACTTGAGCGCTCAAATTATGACAAGAAAATACTTTTTATAAGCTATCAAGAGTTATTAGAGCAAATAAAGTTTTCTTATAACAATGCTGAACTGAGAAAAGAAATTGAAGGATCGCTTATAGCCGATATTAAAACAACTGATTTGGTGGTTTTTGACGATATTGGAGCTGAATTAGGTAGCGGGGTATCAAATAGTAGGCAGTTTACAAACAATACGTTAAACACGCTCTTGGAAGCCAGACAGAACAAGGCAACGATCATCACAACAAACTTATCTGGTCCTGAACTAAGAGAAGCCTACGGCGAAAGAATTGTTTCTAGGATATTTAAGAATTCAGAAGGTTATGCGCTGAAATTCCAACAAACAGCAGACAAGCGCATAAAACCAGTGAAAGGTAGTATCGCATGAATAAATACCGTAATAAAAAAACTGTTCATCGAGGTATCAAGTTTGATTCTATCGCGGAAGCAGAGTATTACGATCTAGCCTTGTGGCAAGCTGAAGCGAACGGCTGGAAAGTAAAACTTCAGGAAAGATTTGAGCTGATGCCAAAATTTGAACTGGACGGAAAGAAGTATCGCAAGATCGAGTAT